ATAAGTTATATACGTTAAGTACATTCAATTTATCATCAATTTGATGAAGTTGAATAACTGAACCAGGACCAGGAACTGCGAGATTACCTGTACTTGTTTGGTCATTGAATATTTCGCCTCTTTGCCAAGCTTCAAGCTTTTGACGAATCAAGCTAGCTTTATCAGCGCGGAATTCAACGTTCCAAGCATTACTACCTGTATACTTTACTGTACCAGGAATATTAAAATCAAGACCCATATAAGTAGCGGTTTGATTTTGAATATCTCTAGTAGGTAGAGTAGCTGTAGTAATATAAACGAAATCATCTTCGTTGAGAATATTATTACCGAGAGAGACTACGCGCAACATATAGTCACGAGCAAAGTCTCTTTGCTGTGCTACTCTATAGAAGTCTTGTATTGTTTGTGACATATTAAATACTTATGTAAAGGTTATTGTAGTAATTCGTTAAAGTCTTGAGATGTCTTAGTGCAATAGAAGTTCACTAAGATAAACTCAGCAGTACGAACTGGTTTAATGTAGATATCTACAACAAGCTCATTTTGATCGATAGTATCTGGAGTGTTGTTGGTATCATTGCAAATGATTTTGTAATCGTAAAGACCTTGAGTATTTTTAGCTAATTCAAATACAGGAGTAATAGTATTAACTAATCTACTACGTGTAAATGTTGTATTAGGTTCAAATACGAAAAGTTTTGAAGTATTAAGTACTGACTTTTCTAAGAAGAGGAATAAACGACGAACGTTAATACGATCAAAAGCGCTTGGAGCTTTTAACATTGTCTTTTGTCCGTAGATTGATAGACCTTCATTAGGGAAGTTCACTACAGGGTTAATAGAAATCTTATAAAGTAGATCGCGTTGTTTTTGATTTGGATTCAACGCAATATCTACAAGACCTGTAATAGTACCACGATTTAAACCAGCAGGTGCACCCCAAGGATAAGCTACTGCATCATTCTTTGTAAATGTTGCTGCAGCATAGCCTGAGAACGGTACCCAAACTAATTTATTAGTGAATACGTCTTGTACTGCACCCCAGTTACCGTAAGCAATTGTATAGCTTGTGTTATAAGGATTGTAACAGTTACGTAAAGGCCAGTAAATGTTGTTCGAGAAGTTTGTTGTCTTATCGTCTAGGGTCTTAAAGTTTGCACCCTGTATAAAAATACTACGTAATGGATCAGAGATATACACGCAATCTTTGCGTTGATCGCCAGCAAATTGACTGAAGATGTCAGTAACTGCTTTCCAGCCTGTAGCTGTACCGTTACCGCTGAAGCTAAACGTACCGTCGTTAGTAAACAGGTTAGTTAAATCAGAATTAATAGTTGCTGTATAAGCGGTATCATCAAAAAACCCGTCTCCACCGGCAAATGCATTGATAGTAGAAAGACCTGCATCAACAACTACATCTACGTTATATACATCAGTATTTACTAATTGATTTAATACGTAGTTTAATTTGTTAGGTAAGTCACCGATTCGCTTAGTACTAGAGTTACTTAAATTTAAAGACTCAGCATAATTACCTAATGGGAATAATGCATCAGCTGCTTGATAGCCTGCAGCAAGTATAGATGGTGAAGTGGTTACGTCACTTGTCTTTATTACTCTTACTGATTTTACCGCATTACCGTTATTATCAATCCAGGCTGTTTGATTAGCAATATAAGGATTAATATATACGGAAATGTTTGCTGAATTGTTATTAATTACTGTTTCAGCAAAATCGTTCTTAGGAGCACCGCCGTTAACGTCCTGAATTAAACGGTTAGAATAGAACGATACTGAATGACCTTCTTGTAAACCATAAGTTAATTGTAATGGGTTAGCAGCAAAAGGTGTTGTTTTAACTTTTATTAATGAAAGAATAGCAATATCGCTATAGCTTGTTGAACCTACTGTTGAGCTAATTGTTAGGTCATATGTAGGAATATTTTCAATCGTACGAGATACGCTGTCAATGTTACTACCTGCTGTAGCAGAAAGTTGGAAGCCAACTACTGGAGAATTTGTTATATCTAATGTACCATTAGCATTAATTGTGTGTAAAGCCTGTACTTCTTTATAAGGAGTACTTGGATTAATTGCGTTGATTTCAGCAATATTAAAATAGAAGCCTTCGAACTTTTCGTTGATAGTTGTTTGTGCTTCATTTACAACAATCATACCAACACCGTTTAATCCGTAACCTGTACCAGAGAGGCTATCGAATCCGGCAATTGTAGGATAATTACCACCTGCACTTGCACTCCAGAATAAGTTATTTTGCTTTAAATTAATGTAATCAGTTTCTGAAAGTGTTATTAATGTTGGTTGACCGAAATAATATGATGTTGCATTACTTAATAATGCTGTATATCCGGCTTGTACTGCAGCAGAAAGCGGGGTTGAATTTGTTACAGGTACTACTGGGTAAACTAAAGCACTGTATTTATCTGAAAAACCATCTCCTAACGCAGGACCGTATGGTAAGCGAGCAACCTGTACTTGAGCGTTTGTACCGCCTGTAAACTGTTGTTGTACAGAATAATAAAAATAACGTTCAGCGGCATTTGTTGGTGTACCGTATATATTAGCGAAATCAGAAACAGATGTAAGTGTTACAATTTCGGACGTTGGTCCTTGAGCTGCAAAACCTGCGATAAACACGCTTGTTCCGTTTGGGGAAGTCGCTGTTTGGCTTAGATCTACTTCTCTAATTTGTACACCAGGAGATTGTATAGTACGTAAAGTTGCCATAGTAGTGATATACTATTATTTAGGCTATTTCGAAACGAAACTCTGTAAGTTTAAAGTAATTCTGCATTTAACTGACTAAATGAGAACGTAAACGAGGACTCAAGTTGTTCAGCATCTCTATAACTATAAGTTATTCCAGTTAAATTGGTAATAAATGCTTTTGAATACGTCCAACGGATTTTCTTATTGTTGTATTCATCCAAACCAAACACATTAATGGTGGTTTGGTAAGGTTGTAAATTACCGGTACTTGCATAAAATGGCCTGCCTTGAAAATCAGTAGCTGCCGGGTTTAAGTTATCAGAATCCTGTATACTGGTTTGCGCTCCGTTTATATAATCCAGCCACTTCCACAATACCCACCAGTTATTGAATCCATTGTCAACTGTAAAGTTAACTGTTATATCTGCATATTTTTCTCTCTTACCTGTAGATAGACTTAAAGTTTGGCCTGCATATGATAGAGCTGCAGCGTTAATATTAGTTGGAGGCACTACAGTACCGTAAACTGAATATTGTAAAGAATCTAGAAACACACTCTTACTTTCTCTACCTTCCTGGCTTACTGCGTTAATTTTTTTAAGAACATCAGGCAAATCCAACACTAATAGAAATTTATCTTTTCTACTTTTATTGAGTATAGCTTGTTGGTAATTTGGAGTTTCGCTCATTATTTTTTATTTTTAATTAAATAGTATTTTTTTACAACAGGATCGTAACCGATCTTGATACCACTAGTGCTTAAACCGCGTGGTTCTCCGTTACTGACCTTATCTATATTCATATTGTAATGACCGGTAATAGTATGAGCTAGTTGAGGTGTAATATAAGTTTTACCTTGAGGTTTCTTTTTTAGATTCTCAATTTCGTGAAAAGGCGTCTCCATTCCGCTATGTACTTTAGCGACTACATTGACTGATTTTGTATTAGCTTTTGCAAGCTTACTTAAACCAGCCGTCACCCCTTGGTGTCTAGGACCGCGACTACCCTTACCGCTTTTTTGTATACCAGGCATACTAAAATAGTTTTTAAATGTACTCTCCTGGTTTAAGGACAGTTCTTTATCTTTTTTAGCAATTACACCTAATATTAATCTTTCTAAATCTTTAGATCTTCTTAGCTCTTTAAAAGCTAAGTTTTCCGCAGAGAACTCTCCGTCTTTTTCTAGTCCGGCCTGTCTCATTTTTAATAACTTCGATTTCACCATTTCTGCACACTCTAAGTCACAATCATCGCTTAATGCGTGATCGATCATTTGTTTCATAGCTTCTACTTTTTTAAGTATAGCTTTTTTATCAACGTGTTCAGCTTTAACCGGTTTAACTAGCCATTCATTGTTTTTAATAGAATATACACCTGAAGAATGATGAGGCTCTAAAATGTCTTGTATGTAGACCTCAACATCGTAGCCTTTGATTTTTATTTCGTGAGAGCTGTTCCAGACTGTTTTTTTAGCTTTAAAATAATCTTTGAGTATATCTTTATTAATATTGTACTCTCTACAATCTGTTATAATATGTAAGTCAAAATCGCTGTAATTAGTGTAATTGTAATTAGCCAAAGAACCAGTCAAGGTTATATCTTCTACGTCAACTGGTATTTCTACAGTTTCGAGAAATGCTTCTGCAGTTTGTAGCAGCTTTTCTTTTATTTCAGGTTTAAGTACACCCTGTTCCCATATCAACGGATTGAGTTCGTCGTGATACTGAAATGTGAGACTGCTATCGGTTTGTAACATACTATGTAGATATTTACATAATAATCAACTTAAACTGCCCAGGATATCATTTTCTGACTGTCTGTTTTTATGCCTAAATACGCACACTTCCAGTCACCTTGTGCAAATAAATCTAGATTTATCCATTCGTCTTTTCGTTTTAAGATTTCAATAGCAAAATCATTCCAATCCGTGTTTAAAAACTTACCTTCTACTTCATTTCTACGTTCTTCTATAGCATCAAGGCTAAACTCATCGTGCTCGTAATGTATTACTTCAATAGCGTTACCTTCTTTATCAGTGTAGTCTATTGAAAAGTCTATACCCCATTTTGGTTTTAAATTAATAAGCTTATACATTTGAGTGTTCCATACAGCCCACTCTTTAAGTTGTTCTAAAGCTTTATCAGCAAAGCCTCTACGTTCAAGAAATAGACTATGGTTAAGACAAGCCCCGGTAAATACGCCTTCTTTTTTAATATACGCTTCATCCTGTACCATCCATTTTCTCTTTATACAATGCTGATCTTTATAATGTAAGTCTAGCTGGGTACCATTAACTTCCGCATAGTTTTGCTCTAGTCTCGTTATTACGTACCCTTCTTGATCAAATAATTCTAAGAACTCTGGCCCAGGATAAACTGGATTAGGGCCGTGTGTAAACCTAATATCAATATAATTTAATAAAGGCGTACGCCAATAACCTTCAGTGTTAAACTTGTTTCCGGTAAGTGATAAGCCATTCATCACTGTGATTTATATTGGATTTATAAAATATCCATATAAGTATTAGTATGCCACGGGCAAAAAAAGATCAGACAACGTTCTACTTAGGTAATAAGAACTTACCTGTTCCAGAAACACAATTTAACTGGACACCAGAAATGGTGGAAGATCTAGAAAGAGCTCGCAAATCTATATTACACTTCTCTCGTTTCTTTTATATTGTTAATCTAGACGAAGGCAAACAACCAATTAAACTTTACCCTTACCAAAAACGTATATTAAAAGCCCTAGTAGAAAATAGATTTAACGTTGTGTTAGCAAGCCGTCAAATTGGTAAAACTACCATTTTAACTATATTTGCTTTGTGGATGGTTTGCTTCCAAGACGATTTTCGAGTACTATTAATTGCTAATAAAGAAGGCACTGCTATTAATATATTTAAACGTATTCGTTTAGCATATGAAATGTTACCCAATTATATGAAGCCTGGTGTAATAGAATATGCTAAAACAGGCTTAGTACTAGCTAATGGTAGTTCAATTGGTATTAGTACTACGACATCTGATGCTGCCAGAGGTGAGTCTATTAATTGTCTACTCATAGACGAAGCCGCCTTTATTCCACCAGAGTTTATGGACGACTTTTGGGAATCGGTATTTCCTGTTATTTCGTCTTCTAAAAAATCAAAAATTTTTATGCTATCTACCCCTAACGGTGTAGGCAATTTATTTTTTAACACATACACAGATGCAGTTGCAAATAAAAACGGCTGGCATAGTGAAAGAGTAGACTGGTGGGAGGTACCTGGTAGAGATGAACAATGGAAAGAAATGACTGCAAGAGCGCTAGGTTCTGTGGAAGCTTTTAATCAAGAATATGGTAATGAGTTTAGAGCGGCTGGTGAAAACATATTCGATAAAGACCAGTTAGATGAACTCGCTGCTAATGCACCGGAACCTGTGTTTGTAGATGATGAAAATACATTTAAAATATACAAAGATCATATCGACGGACACTTCTATAGTATAGGTGTTGACGTTGGAGAAGGTATTGGTAGAGCTAACTCTGTTATACAGGTAGTAGATGTAACAGATTTAACTAACATAGAACAGGTCGCTACATATGCTAATAATAAACTAGACCCGTTTAATTTTGCTGGGAAATTATTAGAAATAGCCGGTCAATGGGGTAACCCACCGTTGCTAATTGAACGCAATAATTGCGGTGCATCTGTTATAGATGCTTTAGTTAATACTCATCAATATCCTAATATAGTAAAGTATACTCCAAGTATGGGTTCGTTCACTGAAAAAGCTGAAAAGGATAATCGCTTAGGTGTTTACGCTCATACTAATAGTAAGTTTAATTCAATGTCCAATTTTCGTTATTGGATGAACGTATTGCGCTGCGTTAAACTATACGATAAGGAAACTATAAACGAATTTAAAACATACATACGTCAAGATAACGGGGTGTGGAAGAAACAATCAGATAAGTATTTGGACGATAGAGTAGAAGCTCTTATATGGGCAATGTTTATATTAGAACCTAAAGTAGTAGAACAATTCTATGAAGTAACTCAGCAAGATGCTAATGGTAGACCGTTAAAAATGTTACCTAACAACTGGGACCCTTTTGTAGTGAGTTTTCCAAAGCCATCTGAAATGTATAGAAAGTTTGGTACAGAAAAAGAAGAAAACATAGTACCGTACAATCCTGTCTTTATTGGTAATAAACCAAATGATCAGGTTAACTCTGACCTAGATGAATTACACGAACAGGGATGGCGTTATCCTGGTACAACCGTACCAAGTATCTTAGGTAACAGGTTTCTAAGATAAAAAAACCCGCTTTGCAGCGGGTTTTAGGAGAATTTAACTCCGAATTAAGTTATGCCTAAAAACTTATTGTGTGAACATATTTTCTTCACCCTTAGTTGGCTTTAAGCTACCGACTGTGTGAAGTTTATGTCCGTCTTTAAGATGAGCTGATTCTTTTTCTTTCTTAGGAGCTGGCTCGTTCTTAAAGTTAGCGCCCTGCTCTGAAGCAGCGCCTTTAACTTTAGTTACACCTGAACCACCGACTTTATGAATCTTGTGACCATCTTTGAGCTCTTCTGATTTAGCACCTTCAAGTGGGTGACCTAGATCTTCAGCATCAACAGCTTCTTCCATTGCTGATTCTTCTTCTTCCTCTTCTTCTTCGGAAGAGTCTTCCATATGAGCTGTTTCTTCTTCTCCACCAGCGCTGATGTCTTTACCACCGTGGGTATCTTCATAACCAGCGTGCTTCTTAAGAGCTTCTAGTGCTTTTTCAAGCATTTCGATAATCTCTTCGTGGGTCAAAGGCTTCTCTTCTGTACCAGTTGGTTCAGCATCGATCTCTGCACTAGTATCATCTGCTGCAGGGGCGATAGGAGCCATTTCTTCTTCTTCTTTAACGAAAGGACCTTTTTGCATTGCGTCCTCATACAATTGTTGGAATTTTGATTTAGGCATAATAAATTGTTGTTTCTTATATTTAGGAGTTTTCGAAGCAGAATCTACAGTCTCTTCTACTTTTTCTTCTTTATCAGGAAGAGCTTCCCTCTTTTCTTTAGTTTCCTTTTTAGTTTCTTTAGCTACACCCTTTGTAGCTTCACCAGCTTTTGTAAGATCAGCTTCTTTAGCAAGTTTCTTATCAAAGTTATCCGCAGCTTCTGGACCCGTGCCTTTAGCTACTTCTTCAATACCGTCTTCTTTACCGAAAGCAGAACCTGTTTTAGGGGCTTTTCCAGCTGGTACATATTGTGTAGCATCTGTTAAAAGGATATCAGGCATATTATTGCCCATATCAATTGCAGGCTGGTTGACAGCAGATTCTTGAATCGTGCCATACAAATCACCCAACTCGGATAAACTCTTTATCTTACTCATTGTAATATTATTTAGTATAATGCTGATTAATTCTATAGATATTGTAAATATTTTTATGTCAATAGCTCAGTATTGTGTAGATACCGGTCCATATATTGCACCAGGAACAGCATATCCAGTTGGTACAAACGTACCCGGGGGTTATGAGTGCGCGATCGGACCAATACGTTATTTAGATGTTACAAATAATGCTAGTCAAATCCAACTATTTAATAATTGGTGGGCTGAACAAATAAACCAATACGGAATGAACGTAAATTATTACGTTAATCAATACACTCTTTCCGGTCACGACTTTTTCTATGGTGAACAGCCTTTAGCTGGGTATTTACCACCCATACCAATTGTAATGGCAGTAACTCTTAATAATGACAGTATTATATTAAGTAAATTCGGTATACAAGGTACAGCAGATCTTACAGCTATTGTTGCTATTAAAACATTTACAAGTACTATGTCAAGTTCTGCATTAAGTTCAGTTGCAAGTAGATATACATTTGAACCTAAAGCAGGTGATCTTATAGAGTTATATGAATATGGTACTACCCGTCCAAACGGTAGATCTGGACAGATATATGAAATAACAGAACGTGTAGATCAATCTGGTTCAGGGCAAAACAATCAATTACTCGGTCATTATATATGGATGGTAAGAGGTAAGCGCTTTGATTATACCTACGAACCACAATCTCCTAGAGAAAATCTCAGCCAACAAGTATTCGACAATAAAGTTGCCGGCCCAGTACCTCTTGCTGCTACAATTAATGGTAATAATAATGCTAGAGTTATTGAAAATAGAAACGAAAAGAATTATTTTCAGAACGTTGACAAATACACTAGAAATAATGTTTACGATTATACAGCTAATCATAACGCACCATTATCTGGATATTTAAGTTATAGCGGTTACAGCGGGGTAACCGGTAACCCAGACACAGGAGTATATGGTGCTTACGATAGCAATATAACTTTAGTAAATCTATATGCTGGTGGTGGTATGCATACACCTACCGCTAGTGCACTAGCTGCAGAAACTAATGGAGTAAATCTAGGTTATTTCGGACTTCGCAGCCCTAACAACTAAGTAATAGAATATGGCTGATACTAGTTACCCGTCAATAGTCTATCCACACGAGCTGTCAGCAGCAGGCGTGATACTTCCTCAGGATCTGCTGTTTCTTGAACAACAAAACCCAGACGGTACATTTTCTACGTATTCAGTTGCAGTTTCTGCTGTATCCGCTCAAGGACCTCAAGGTGCGCAAGGTGATGTAGGCCCTCAAGGACAATCTGGTTATAGTGGTGCAACCGGTATGTCTGGTTACTCTGGTTTACCTGGTATTGCAGCTGCTTCAGGTTATTCTGGTTATTCTGGTATTGATGGTCAATCTGGTTTTAGCGGCATTAGTGGTTATTCCGGCGATACAGGTATTTCTGGTTATTCTGGTTTTAGCGGTACATCTGGCGCGTCAGGTATAAGCGGTTTTAGTGGGGATTCTGGTTTATCTGGTTATAGTGGGGAGTCTGGTTATTCTGGTCAATCGGTTATCGGTTTAGTTCTTTACCCTACTAATATACCTTCTGAATTTCCTGGTTATGTAGTACTTTCTGAACCTACTGGAGAAATAGGAGACGAAACAGAAGACGATTCAGGGTTTTTTAATCAGCCATTAAACCCAGTACCAATTACCAAAACAATTACCCTTTCTGGTTTTCCTGGTAGGTCATTAATTGACTCAGGTAGTTGGTACTTTGATTCGTATTATAGCTGTTATGGTCCAGGCGCTTCAGCAAATACATATTTAACATATGTAGTAAGCAAATTGTCTGCTGATAATGTTACAGCTACTCAATTATTTTCGGTAACTAGCGATCCATTAACTAGAACCTATGGTGCACAAATACTGTTTAGTAGAACACAGTATTATATTAGTGAACCTATACCATTAGATGTTAACGATAGAATTAAGATTGACATTTATGCTCAGACAACTGATATGTCTGATCCGAATGCTGGTGGTGGTGTAAACGTTGCATATTATTATCTCGGTACCGAGCACTATAGTAGAATAGTAACTAACCTACCTTTTGGTAAAGACGGTGCTTCTGGTACTTCAGGTTATTCTGGTTTCAGTGGTATAGGTACTTCTGGTTATTCTGGTTTCTCTGGTATTTCAGGTTATAGCGGTCCAATTGGTTATTCTGGTATTAGCGGTTTCACAGGTTTTAGTGGTTACTCTGGTTATATAGGTTATAGCGGTATTTCAGGTTATTCCGGTTTTAGTGGTTCTGGTGTATCTGGCTATTCCGGTGCTTCTGGTTTTAGCGGTATAAGTGGTTATTCCGGTTATAGTAGCTATTCTGGTTTCTCAGGTATTAGCGGCTTTAGTGGAGATTCTGGTATTTCCGGTTATAGTGGTTTTACAGGTACTTCAGGTTATTCAGGCTTTAGTGGTTATTCCGGCTTCACTGGTATTAGCGGTTACTCTGGTGCGAGCGGTTACACCGGTATTAGTGGTTACACCGGCTATAGTGGTATATCTGGCTTTAGTGGTATTTCTGGTTACTCTGGCTTTAGTGGTATATCTGGTTTTAGTGGCATTAGCGGTTTTACTGGTATAAGCGGTTATTCAGGCTTTACGGGTACATCTGGTTATACTGGTATATCAGGTTATTCTGGTACATCTGGTTACTCAGGCTTTACAGGCATTAGCGGTTATACAGGTATATCTGGTTTCAGCGGTATAAGTGGTTATACTGGTATTTCAGGTTATAGCGGCTTTAGTGGTATTTCAGGCTACACCGGTATATCTGGTTTTAGTGGTATAAGTGGTTTTACAGGTATTTCTGGTTATAGTGGTTATGTAGGTACATCAGGTTACTCTGGTAAAAACGGTACTTCAGTTACTATTATTGGTACGGTACCAACTGTTGGCGGTAACCCACAAGCTACTTTAAATGCAGCATTTCCTGGTGCAGTAGCTGGTAATGGTGTTATAGACGAAACTACTGGTAATTTATGGGTATATAGCGGCACAACTTGGACTGATGTTGGTCAAATAAAAGGTGACTCTGGTACCTCTGGTTGGTCTGGTGCACAAGGTACTTCAGGCTATTCCGGTGCTAGCGGCATAAGCGGCTATACCGGTATTTCAGGTTTCTCTGGTATTAGTGGTTATACAGGTATAAGCGGTTATTCAGGCTTTACTGGTACATCGGGCTATTCTGGCTTTAGCGGTGTATCAGGCTTTACAGGTATTTCTGGTTATAGCGGTTTTTCTGGTATCTCGGGTTACAGTGGTGCAAGTGGTATATCAGGCTTTAGCGGTATTTCGGGCTATTCAGGTTTTACTGGTACATCGGGCTACTCTGGCTTTAGTGGTATATCAGGTTATTCTGGTTTAAGCGGTTATTCAGGCTTTAGTGGTGAATCTGGCTGGTCTGGTATTTCAGGCTACAGCGGTTATACTGGTATAAGCGGTTATACAGGCGCTAGCGGTTATTCAGGTATTTCTGGTTACTCTGGTTATAGTGGTATATCTGGTTTTTCAGGTATAAGCGGTTATACTGGTGTATCTGGTTATTCTGGTATATCGGGCTGGTCTGGCAATAGTGGCATTTCCGGCTATAGTGGTTATTCTGGTATAAGCGGTTATTCCGGTGAGTCAGGTTATTCCGGCTTTAGCGGCATTTCAGGCTTTAGTGGAGATTCTGGTATTTCTGGTTATAGCGGTTTTACAGGTACATCTGGTTATAGTGGTTTTAGTGGTTCCGGTGTATCTGGTTATTCAGGTTTCGGTCCACGAGGTGCACAAGGTTCCCAAGGCGATGTAGGACCTCAAGGCGCGCAAGGTGACACAGGACCTCAAGGTTTTCAAGGTTATCAAGGTGCACAAGGCGATTTCGGACCACAAGGCGCTCAGGGAGATTTTGGTCCACAAGGCTTCCAAGGTGACATTGGTCCACAAGGTGCGCAAGGAGATCAAGGCTTCCAGGGCGCTCAAGGCGCACAGGGAGATGTCGGCGCGCAAGGTGCACAAGGCGACGTAGGTATATCTGGTTATTCAGGTGTTAATGGTTCCTCAGTTACTATTATTGGTACAGTACCTAATGCATATGTTAACCCGCCTAACGACCCACAAGTAACATTAAGTGCAGCTTTCCCTTTAGCAGTTGACGGTAACGGGGTTATCGATGAAACATCTGGTGATTTATGGGTATATGCAGGCGGTGTTTGGACTAATGTTGGCCAAGTAAAAGGCGACTCCGGTACCTCTGGTTTTAGTGGTACCTCAGGCACTTCTGGTTTTAGCGGTATAACAGGTTATTCTGGCTATAGCGGTTTTTCAGGTGCTTCCGGTATTTCTGGTTATAGCGGTTTAGATGGCTACAGCGGTATAAGCGGTTGGTCAGGCTATTCTGGCTTTAGCGGTGCTGTAGGTTATTCCGGTGAATCTGGTTGGTCAGGCTATTCTGGCTTTAGCGGTTATAGTGGTTCACCTGTTAATATTTCCAGTCAACTAATAACATATAGCAATACTTTTAGTGCTGGCCAGGTAGTAAGACTTGATAATGGTTCAAGCGGCTGGTTCTTAGCTCAGGCTAATAATGTTGTTAATGCCGAAGCAACCGGTATTGTACAATCTGCTACACCTTACAACTTTTACGTAGTATATAATGGTTTAATTACATTTGATAATACCGTTACATTAAATCCAGGCGAATGTTATTTCTTAAGTGAAGTTGTTGCAGGTGCCTTAGCGACATATTCTCCAAGTGCGTTTGGAACAGTATCCAAACCAGTAATGCGTGCCATTACTTCAAACGTTGGTGTGGTTGTTAATGAACGAGGTATATTAAACACGAGCGATTCTGCTCTAAACTCAACAGTGCCAGCAGTTCAAATAACAAACAATTATTATGCTGCCTCTGCACAAGATTACTTTATTGGTGTAAGGTATAGTGGTACTTCAACAGTTGTATTGCCAGTCGGTACTCCAGGCAAGACGTTTACAATTAAAGATATGCTTGGATACGCTAATAATACAACGTTTGCGATAACAATATCCGCTACCCCGCCGGATTTAATTGACGGTGCTACTTTTGATCAAATTACATCTCCGTTTGAAACGGTTTCAGTAATATACATTAATGGTGTGTGGAATTTAGTTTAATAACACACTCAAAAATGCGTAAAGAAATATAAATATTAACAATAAAGAAATACTACTATGGCAAATTCCTTCGTCTACCAAGCAATAAGAGGTCAATCAGGTTTTTCTGGTTATAGCGGCGTCGGGTTTTCCGGTGCGTCCGGTATATCAGGTTATTCTGGCGCAACCGGTATATCCGGCTATTCAGGCTTTACCGGTGCCTCTGGTATAAGTGGTTATACAGGTATTAGCGGTTACACTGGTATTTCAGGTTTTACAGGTATTAGTGGTTATAGTGGCTTCAGTGGTATTTCTGGCTACTCCGGCTTTACAGGTATTTCTGGTTACACTGGTATTTCAGGTTTTACAGGTATCAGTGGTTTTAGCGGCTTTACAGGTATTTCTGGTTACTCTGGTACATCTGGTATTTCAGGTTATTCTGGTTTTAGCGGTATAAGTGGTTATTCCGGCTTTACAGGTTATAGCGGTTTCACAGGTATTTCTGGTTACACAGGTATTTCAGGTTTCACTGGTATTAGTGGTTGGTCAGGTATTTCAGGTTATACCGGTATAAGCGGTTTTAGTGGCTTTACAGGTATATCTGGTTATTCCGGCTTTAGTGGTATTTCTGGTTATTCCGGCTTTAGCGGTATTTCAGGTTTCACCGGTATTTCAGGTTTTACTGGTATATCTGGTTTTACAGGTATTTCTGGTTATAGCGGCTTTAGTGGTATTTCAGGCTTTAGCGGCTTTACTGGTATAAGCGGTTATTCAGGCTTTACAGGTATTTCAGGTTATACTGGTATCAGTGGTTTTACCGGTATTTCAGGTTACTCCGGCTTCACTGGTATTTCAGGTTTTACAGGTATTAGTGGTTATTCAGGCTTTACCGGTATAAGCGGTTTCACAGGTATTTCTGGTTACTCTGGCTTTACAGGTATTAGCGGTTATACAGGTATAAGTGGTTATACTGGTATATCAGGTTATTCCGGCTTTACAGGTATTTCGGGTTATACAGGTTTCTCAGGCTTTACTGGTATTAGCGGTTATTCCGGCTTTACTGGTATATCTGGTTTTACAGGTATTAGTGGTTTCTCTGGTATTTCAGGTTATACAGGTTACTCTGGTGTATCTGGTCCTACTGGTGCATCCATTTACGGTAGAACGTACTACCTACAAGAAGTAACAAGTGATCAAAACCCAACAGTATTTGAAGTAATGTCGTTAGTACCAGGCGGTGGTGGTACGACAGTTAATGACGACCAACTAGCTCTTAATTCTACTACAGCAGGTCCAGGCAGTCCAAGTGCTTTCGGTTGGTACTTAACACCAATCGGTGAACCAGGCCTAGTTGAAATTCCAGCCGGTTTGTGGGAATTCGATTTCTATCGCAACGTTTCTGCTAGCGCTGCAAACTTTGTTATTAGCGTATACAGCTACTCAATGGCTACGAGCGCTACTAGCGCATTCATTTTAAGTGCTGATTCAGGCCCTGTCACAGATACAGTTTCAACTCTTCAAAAATTAGGTTACGTTACAAGCACGATTACAAAGCTTTCTGCAACAGATCGTATCTTATTACAAGTTGCAGCTTACACAACAAGTACAACAACACTTACTGCTGCTTTCCAATATAACGGTAGTTCAGTATATTCCGCTTTACGTACTCCAATCGGTCAAGGTGTTAGTGGTACATCTGGTTATTCTGGTTACGGTGCCTCTGGTTATTCCGGTATTTCTGGTTTCACTGGTATAAGCGGTTATTCCGGCTTTAGTGGTATTAGCGGTTTCACCGGTATTAGCGGTTATAGCGGTTATACAGGTATTTCAGGTTATACAGGTATCTCTGGTTTCACTGGTATTTCAGGTTACTCAGGCTTTACAGGTATAAGTGGTTATACTGGTATTAGCGGTTATTCAGGCTTTACAGGTATTAGTGGTTACACCGGTATTAGTGGTTTCACTGGTATATCGGGTTATAGCGGCTTTAGCGGTATTTCAGGCTATAGTGGCTTTACAGGTATAAGTGGTTTCACTGGTATATCGGGTTATAGCGGCTTTAGCGGTATTTCTGGTTTCACTGGTATATCTGGTTATAGTGGCTTCAGTGGTATTTCTGGTTTCACAGGTATTAGTGGTTGGTCAGGCTATTCTGGCTATACTGGTATATCCGGTTTCACTGGTATTAGTGGTTACTCAGGCTACACTGGTATATCTGGTTTTACAGGTATTAGCGGTTACACTGGTTTCTCAGGCTTTACCGGTATATCTGGTTATAGCGGCTTCTCTGGTATTAGTGGTTATACTGGTATATCTGGTTTCACTGGTATTTCGGGTTATACAGGTATTTCTGGTTTCACTGGTATAAGCGGTTTCAGCGGTATTTCAGGCTGGAGCGGTATTAGTGGTTACACCGGCTTCTCTGGTATTAGTGGTTATACTGGTATATCTGGTTTCACTGGTATTAGTGGTTACTCAGGCTTTACTGGTATATCAGGTTATACAGGTATCTCTGGTTTCACTGGTATTTCAGGTTATAGCGGCTTTACAGGTATTTCTGGTTACTCAGGCTTTACTGGTATTAGCGGTTTCAGTGGTATTTCAGGTTATACAGGTTTCTCTGGTACATCTGGTGCTACAACAAACATTTCAAGCCAGGTCATTACATACACAAACAGCTTTAGCGCTGGTCAAGTAGTACGTCTTGATAACGGTTCAAGTGGTTGGTTCTTAGCAATAGCTGATAACGTAACTGACGCAGAAGCAACAGGCGTTGTTCAATCAGCTTCAGCTGCTGCGTTCCAAATCATATATATGGGCTTAATTACAGGCCTACAAAGCTTAACACCAGGTGAATGTTACTTCCTATCACCTACGGTAGCTGGTGCAGTTACTTCAACACCTCCAAGTGCTTTCGGTACGGTATCGAAACCAATTATGAGAGCTATTACATCTACAACAGCTGTAGTAGTCAATGAAAGAGGTTATTTAAACTCTGACAACTCTCAAATTGTATATCCAAACGTACAAGGTGCAAGAGTAGTAAGCACTACACCTTATGTAGTACAATCAACAGATGAATACATTGGTGTTAACGTTGCCGGTGCTGCTACAATTTACTTGCCAGCTCTACCTTCAACAGGCTTATTCGTAACAATTAAAGACGAATCTGGTGCAGCTAAGACAAATAACATTACACTATCCGGTGCAGGTGTTACAATCGACGGTCAAGCCACTTACGTATTAAATTATAACTACGAAGCAGTAACATTAGTATACAGCGCAAGTAATAACTGGTTTATTATATAATGTATATAAATATTATTGCTAATGAAATATGAGCAATACATTTGTATACAACGCGCTTAGAGGTGCTTCTGGATTTTCAGGTTCTACAGGGCCTGCAGGAGCACAGGGTGCACAAGGCGCAAATGGTTCTACCGGTGCAAGTGGTGCTAATGCTACCACTGTATCGGTAACATACTCGAATTCCTTTAGTGCTGGACAAGCTATATACAAAACTACCGGTGGTTATGCTCTAGCATTAGCAAATGCTGCTTCTGCTTCAGATATACTTGGTGTTGTTACAGCATCTACTGGTACAACGTTTACATACGTAGCAAACGGTTATGCAACTGGGTTTACTGGTTTAGTAGACGCGGCTAATTATTATCTTTCAGACACAGTAGCAGGGGCATTAACGGTAATACCTCCTTCAGCAATTGGTTCTATTATTAAACCAGTTTTAATTGCTATTGGTAGCACTGCAGCTCAAATTGTTGAATATCCTGGTTCTCAAATACTACCAGCTGGTTCAAATTCTGGTTATTCTGGTTATTCTGGGTTAAAAGGATCTACAGGTGCTCAAGGCGCTACAGCTGCATCTGGTTATTCCGGATTGAATGGCTCTACAGGCGCGCAAGGTGCAGCTGGTGCGCAAGGTACAAACGGTACAGTAGGTTCTAACGGTGCGCAGGGTGCTACTGGTGCACAAGGTGCAGCTGGTTCTAACGGAGCTCAAGGCGCTACTGGTGCGCAGGGTGCTAAAGGTTCGACAGGCGCACAAGGCGCCGCTGGTACTAACGGTTCTAATGGTGCACAAGGAGCTGCTGGTTCTAATGGAGCTCAAGGCGCTACTGGTGCTCAAGGCGCTACTGGTTCACAAGGTGCAACCGGTTCTAATGGTGCTCAAGGTTCAACAGGACCTGCAGGCTCGCAAGGTGCAGCTGGTGGATTTACAACAAGCTCTAACGCTCAAGTAAATTCATTAGGTGTTAATACCTCGGCATCCGGTACAGCTGGTGAAATCAGAGCTACCAATAACATTACAGCTTACTACTCTGATGACCGGTTAAAGACTAAGTTAGGTAAAATCGAAAACGCTTTAGACAAGATCTGTTCACTAGAAGGCTTCTATTATGAAGCAAATGAAACTGCACAAGCTCTTGGTTATAAACCAGTTAAAGAAGTTGGTATTTCTGCACAAGCTACACAAAAAGTATTACCAGAAATAGTAGCTCCTGCTCCTATTGACGAAAAGTATTTAACAGTGCGTTACGAAAGATTAGCTCCATTATTAATCGAAGCTATTAAAGAACTGAGAGCTGAAATTAAAGCTTTAAAGTAATATGTCTTTACCAGCATCAGGACAAATTGATATGGGTCAGGTTAATACTGAACTGTCTCTTACCTCTACTGCTCAGATCGGTTTTAATGATGCCAATGTGCGTAAACTATTCGGTATACAATCTGGAGCTATTGATATGAATTCCGGTCATAATAAGGCTCGTAATTACTCTATATACACTAGCTCTACTGGCGGTGGTTGGCTTACGTATAATAATTCTCCAGTATCTTACACGACCGGGGCGACGTTCACAGCAGAATGTTTTATCTATATGACCAGTTATCAAACTTGGGGTGACTACTGGCCAGTAGTAGGAGACTTAAACCCAACCGGACCGGGTACAGCTTGGACATTAGCTATTGGCCCGAACGGTTCAATGTTTATGTTTTCATACGCAGGTGGTGATAATTATTGGGAATCTAACGAAACAGTATCTTTAAACACCTGGACACACGTCGCTTTTGTAGCTCAATCTGGCACTATTACAATGTATATTAATGGTAATGCTTGTACTCAAAAAAGATCTACAGGCGGTGGTAATACAATAACACAGTCTAGTCAGCACTTAACATATTGCAGTTTTCAAAATTATATTTCGTCGAATGCTTTGAACGGTTACGCATCAAACTTGAGATGTAACACTAATGCTCTTTATACAAGCAATTTTACACCACCTTCAAGCGAACTAACAAATATAAGTGGTACAACACTTTTAGCTTGTAGATATCCAAGCGCTACTACCGACGGAAGTGGTAATATAACTATAACTACCAATGGCAATATTTCTGTATCTACCACTGTACCGTTCATAGCATAGTAACAATATGACATACTACTCTCAAATAGATTTAAACAATGTAGTTACTGGATTAATATCCATACCGGATGAATATGCTACGTCAGATTTATCCGGTCAAGCTTATATAAACAATACTCTTAATTTAAGCGGTAACTGGATAAAGACAGATTATTATACAACTAATAGCGTGCATTACGGTATTGATGGTAAACCTGATGGAGGCGTACCATTTCGTGGTACTTGGGGTGGAGTTGGTTGTACATACGACCCTGTTAATAATGTATTTTATCCACCTAATACATAGTAGTTTTTAAGTAAACATTGTAAATATTAATAATGGCAACACCGTTTACATATAGTATGCAAGGAGCTTCAGGATTTTCTGGGGCTCTAGGTGCACAAGGAGCTCAGGGAGCTCAAGGTACAAACGGCACTCTAGGTGCACAGGGCGCTACTGGCGCACAAGGAACTTCAGGGTATTCAGGTATAAACGGTGCACAAGGTGCAACCGGTGCTCAAGGCACTAACGGTATTGTTGGATCTAATGGTGCGCAAGGAGCTTCAGGATATTCAGGCATAAACGGTGCTCAAGGTGCAACCGGTGCTCAGGGTGCAGCTGGATCTAATGGTGCTCAGGGTGCAGCTGGATCTAATGGTGCTCAGGGTGCAGCTGGCGCTCAAGGAGCAGCTGGTTCAAACGGAGCACAGGGTGTTACTGGTGCTCAAGGCGCGCAAGGTTCAGCTGGCCAAAACGGTCAAACCGGCGCTCAAGGCGCTGCTGGAACAAACGGTTCAAATGGCGCACAAGGTGCTACAGGTTCCACTGGCGCACAAGGTGCTACAGGATCAGGCGCTCAAGGCGCAACCGGTACTTCTGGTTTTTCAGGCCAGCTTGGCGCTAACACTACTGTGTATGTACAAAGTGGTTCAGTAAGTGGTGTACCTACAGCCGCGGGTAATGGTAATCTTTGGTGGAACACAGATACTGGTGCCTTAAACATTTGGATATCGTCTTCTAGTTCTTGGGTAGTTGCAGTGCCATATGTTGATCCTTCTACTATATTTAAAACTTCTGGTGGTAACATAACTGGTAACGTTGGTATATCTGGAGCGTTAAACGTAACAGGTGCTATTACAGCTACTAGTAGTATTACTGCTAATTATTCTGATAAACGACTTAAAGATATTAAAGGCAATATTTTAAATGCGTTGTCAAAAGTTTTATTACTTAATGGTGTGAACTACACTGCTAATGAAACTGCTCAACGTTACGGTTATTCATCTGAAACTCCTGAAGTAGGTTTAATAGCTCAGGAAGTACAGGTAGTTTTACCTGAAGTTATTAAGTTAGCACCGTTCGATACTGTAACCAATGAAGATGGTTCAACATATTCTAAGAGCGGTGAAAACTATATAACTATACAATATGAAAGAATGATTCCTTTACTTGTTGAGGCCATAAAAGAACAGCAAGCTCAGATAGAGGAACTTAAAGCACTCATTAAAGCAAAGGCCTAAAGTATGGCAAACCAGCTAAGTTTTCCAACTTCACCTTCAAGTGCACAAAGGTACATTTCTCCTATAGGGTGGGTGTACACTTATGACGGTTATACCTGGAATACAACAGGTAGGTTAGGTATGGCTGGGTTTACAGCTGAAAACTCATTTTTATATCGTACCGTGTATACTCGTGGTTATGTACATTGCGGTTATCAAGGTGGTAGTCCTTGGCGTAATACTAATAGAACTATACATTTAACCGATACAACCACTAACTTAGGTGATATGATGGATAATGGTGCATCATACATTGACGGTGGGTTTAGTGATTATAACACGTATGTGTTTAATGACTCTGGTGCAGTTAATGGTACTTCTTCTTACACGTCATCAATGAGTATGACGACTGAATCTTTAAGAACTCATAATAGTAATAGAGATTTAAAACAGTCTCGTGCAAACTGTAAAGCGTTAATGAACGCAGGACTCACTTCAATATATATTACTGGTGGTAACTCTTCTAATACAGATAAATTTTGCACTATTACAGATACAATGTTGTCATTAAGTCTTATTAGCGGTGGTAACTCAGGTCAAACAGCAGGTGGTCTTAGCGGTTTTTGGGGTCAGTACTATGGCTGGGTTAGTAGTAATAACTCTGGCACTAGTTGTTTTGCTTGGAGTACTGAAACTTATATAACAGTCATCAACTACAGTTTAGATACAGACGGTCAACCGAAAGGTTTATCTAGTAAATGGGGATTTGGATACAACTCAACCGGTTCATATGCTGGTTCGTCAACATTATATAAGTTTAACGATACTAACGGTACTTCAGTATCAAGTTTTAGTCGTCCTGAATCTTGCGGAGAAGAAAATATGCAAGTAGGGCAAGATTGGGGATATGCCCTTGGTTCCTATAACGGTAGTAACCAAACAAATAACACTCAAAAGATATACTACACCACAGATACCTGTTCAGGTATGGGTTCCACTACTCAACCTAAAGGCCACGGTGGAATGTCATCCGGTAGTTGCGGTTCTGGTAGTGTAACTTTATTAGGTGGTTCATTAGGTGGTTAAATAAATATTTTTATGCCTTTAAGTTTTCCATCAACACATCCAGCAGGTACAATATACGAAGGGTTTGCCAATGGCTATCTTTATGTTTTTGATGGCTACGAATGGGTAATGACTCCAAACACGTTTACCAATGCTATATCAGCCTGGTTTACCAGCTTTTTATACCGTACACTTTACACTCGTGGGTATATGCACTGTGGATATCAAAATAGTTCACTTTGGAGAAACACTAACAGGACTGTACATAGTACTGACGTTACCACCAATCTCGGTGATATGATGGATAACGTTGCAAACTATATGGATTGTGGGTTTAGTGATTATCATTCTTATGTGTTTAACGATAGCGGTTCATTTCAAGGTAGTTCAACTACTGTTTCTAGAATGAATATGACTACAGAGTCGTTAATAGGATATACAGGTAATGCAAATATGACTGTAAGCAGGACAGATTGTAAAACGCTTATGAGCCCTACATTAACCTACATATATATTACCGGTGGTGGTAACTCTAGCACTGATAAACTTAATACCGTATCAGATACAACTCTTAACTCCGGTAATGTTGGCGGATCAAGTTGTTCTGGTGGTACTGCAGGCGGTCTTAGCGGGTTCTTCGGTCAGTTTTACGGTACAGTTGGAGCAAACAGTTCATCAGCTTCTTTAAACTTTTCAAATGAAACCTGGACTACTGGTACCTGGTCTTTTGCTTCTAGTACTGACGGACAACCGAAAGGTCTATCAAGTAAAGTAGGTTACGGGTATAACTCTTCAGGTACGTATAATGGTAGTTCAACATATTACAAATTTAACGATACAACAAGATCTCAAATCTCCTCATTCAGCCGTCCAGAATCTTGCGGGGAAGAAAACTGTGAAATAGGACAAGACTGGGGCTATACGTTAGGTTCTTATAACGGTGGTGCACAAACTAATAACTCTACTAAAACATATTATACAACAGATTCTTGTGTATCAATGGGTTCCACTACTCAACCTAAAGGACACGGAGGTGCTTCTTCTGGCGGTTGCGGTACAGGTAGTTGTTCTTTATTAGGTGGACTTCCAGGCACATCAATGTAACTATTTAACGAATATGAATTATTATCTTACTAAATTTTTCCGATACATACCTAATATTGATGGTATGACCGTTATAACAGGTATTGATAATTTTAATATTGTCAGCCTTGCAACCGATACTGCTATTGCAACATTAAGTGCTTACGAAGCACATCCTTTTGAAGGCATACCAAAGACAATACCTATGGTAGAGTTGACTGAAGTTGAAGCACTGTCTGCTCATAAGTTTTATGCTGAAACTCGTGGTTACCGTAAAGCATATTCCGATCTAGAAGGATTAGAACCGGATGCTGATGAGTTAGCAAAAGGTAGCAGAAAAACAAAAATTTACTTGACTGATGATATGACAGCAGCTACTATATCACTAATGAAGAAAGCTCATAAGTTACACATTGATCAAGAAATGGAAGATAGACGTTTAGGTTTACCTAATCTTGATAGCACTGAAAGACCTGCTTATGACGCAGATAAACACGCCGAATTGTTAACACAGGCAGATAGTTTATCTTCTATTGATGATCACGTTGAAGCACGAGAAACGGTACTTGGTCACGAAATGACAAAGGATCTTGCTAGTAGAAAAGGACTTTGGGATGATACTAGAAACGCTAGAAAAGAAAAAGTAAAATTTGGATACCAATTCTAATATGGAAAACGAAGATATTATTAAATTTGTCGATGAAAACGAAAACTCTATCGGTATGTCCGATTTTCAGGCTCGTTATTTTGTTGTAAATTCTCAGGTAACAGATTACCGCAGAGTGCGTCAAGCTTTATTAGAGATTGACAATCGTAACGGTATGTTAAAACAGGTTCAACGTCAGCGTAAAAAGCGTATTATCGAAAAACAAATGTTACAAAGAGATATCGATAATGAGTTTGATGATCTTAAAAAACAAATATTACAGGTAGACTTAGAGCAAGCAGTTTGGGACATTCATATGTATGACAAGAAAGAGAAAATGTGTCAAAATGAAATTGATATGTTTTCTGATATGGTAAGATCAATGTGTCCAGATATGCAGAGTTTAGAGAAATATAAAGACAACAATGAAGAGCTAGAACGCGAGTACTGGATTACAAGAATGGCTAAACAGGCTGCAATGGACTTAAATACTATCGGTCGTATCGGTCAAGGTAACTTAGATTCGATTTTAATGATGCCTTTAACAGATGTTAAAGAAACACTTCAGTTAGCTATTAAATACAACGGCGTGTTAGGTAAAGGTATCGATGCTATTGGTCAAGCAACAATGAAGCAGTTAATAGGTTCAAAAGGAACCGATTTAGCTTATATTGATGATGTTGCTAAAGATCAGTTAAAGATCGAAGCCAAGACCAAGAGTGAAGATATTTAGTATACCTCTTAACCCTAAGCTTACAGAACAACAGTTCTACACGTTTTTAGAGTTCTGTAAAGAGTATAAAGATTATATATACGACATATATTTTACTTGTCGTATTGATCCTTTCTTGCAAGATGCAATGGGTGATGTGTTTGTACAAAAAGATGCACATCAGTTTGCTATTGAAACAGCTTTATATGTACAAAAAGAAACAGGTATAACTGTATCTGCTACATTTAATAATATATCAGTACGAGCTAGTCAAAAGAACTTAGAGACTTGGATAAAAAACTTTAAACCTTTATATGATGCTGGTATAAGGTCTTGTACCCTACCCCATACACACTGGATGTTAACTAAACAGGTTAAACATAACTTTCCAGAACTATTTGTTAAGAACACTATTTTAAGAGCGGTTAAAGAACCAAGAGAAGTAGCTGCTTTAGCTCAGGCCGGGTTCAACTATGTTAACCTTGATCGTGTTCTTATGAGAGATCACGATAGACTTAGAGAGATAAAAAGAGTTAAAGACAAATACGGTATCAAGCTATCTTTATTAGCTAATGAAGGTTGTGTAGGCGGGTGCCCTGTAATGGATGAGCATTACCACTTTAATAATACTAGAACAACAGGCAATCAGTACTTTACAGATCCTATTAGTAGAGTTAGTTGCCCTAAATGGCAGACTCAAGATTCAGCTGTACAGTTAACTAATGCTAACTTTCCACCTTGGAGAGAAGATTGGTTAGAGTTTTTAGAGCTAGGTATTGATACGATTAAAATGCACGGTAGAGAGAATAGTAACCGTCTTAATGAGACAATGGACATTATTCGTAGGTTTGCCAATAAAGAAGAAATACTGTTCAGTGGTTTCGAGCCTTATATAGAAGACACGAACTTAATAGAAAAACCTATAAACACTTGGCGTCAAAAGATTAAGACGTGTAAGTTTAACTGTTGGGATTGTGATTACTGTACAAAAGTATGGAGAGCCAAGGGTAATAAAAACAATAAGAAAGTTGAAAAGGTAACTCAGTTACTAATAGACACTGTTAACCAACCGATAGGTGATACTGTAGAGGGTATTACTTCAGACAAAATGAAACAGCTATTGAACGGTATTGGTAAAATATCGACAGGTTACCTCGAAGTAGGTGTGTTAAATGGTGGTACATTTTGCGCTACCATTAAAGATAATAATCTCAAGGCATATGCAGTCGATCATTGGCAAGAACAAACCAAATCTGCTAATGGTAAGGTAGATCTTGAATCTTCGAAAGAAAAGTTTATTGAGAATGCTAAAAAGTATAAAGGTAATAATACTTTAAAGGTATTTAACAGTCACTTCTTACAAGTCGAAAAATCTGATATTGGTAATATAGACTTTTTCTTTTATGATGCAGATCATAGTGAAGAAGCTAACTATCAAGCTATAATGTACTTTGCAGATAAGCTAGTAGATGAAGCTGTTCTTATATTTGATGATGCAAATTTTGATGGGGTAGTTAATGGTGCTAAACGCGGTATTGCTGATGCTAGTTTAGAAGTAATATACGATAAGATATTATTAAATGATTTAGAAGATCCTGATATGTGGTGGAATGGTTTTTACCTGGCTATTGTAAAGAAATAATATAAAATATAGCTATGAGTGTCTTTTTAGACCGTTTTTATCTCGGAGACGAAATCTATCTCTTTGTACTCTTTACTATTATGGTAGTAGCGGGTATTGCCAAAGAGCATAACCTATTCGGGTGTACGTATGGATGGTTAAAATTTAAACTTAAAAGTAACAAGTTAGTTATTGCTGTTATTAGTCTTATTAGTGGTATATTGCCCCTAGAAGGTAGAAGTACAGTTAGTGCAGGTATATTAGATACAGCAACAGCTTCAAAGGAGAAAGATGTAAAAGCACGTCAAAAACTTGGACCTATCGACTTCCTTACCACCCATCACTATTATATGTGGTCTCCTATTGAGAAACCAGTAATACTACCAATGGCTGCGTTTGGTATTACATATGCAGTATGGTTAAAAATGTTATGGCCGTTGATAGCTGTTAGTGCTGCATTTATTTTTTACTATTTATTCTTTGTTATTAAAGAAGACGAAATAGAGATTACACCTCAAGAAAATCTTGGCGCTGGTAATTTTATCAAAAACGTAATACCGTTTATTGCTGCTGTTCTTACGTATATGCTACTTGGAGGAGAAGGCCCAGAGTTAGTGTTTCCTATCTTCGGTGCTCTACTAGCTTATTATCTATATATTACTAAGACATATAGTTGGAAAAAGATTAGTAGTTATGTTAACTGGACTACTATTGCATTAATCGGTGTTATATTTTTTACTTCTGGTTATATGCAAGAGCACAGAGTCTGGATTGAATACGCTATAAGAAGCTGGGGATTAAATCCGCACACGTTTAGTGGTATGTACATTATTAGTATGTTACTATTTGCTGCTAGCTTTAGTATGGGTAGTGACGGTAAGTTTGCTGCACTAACAGTATTAGCTACAACAGTATTCGGTAGACAGTATCTACTATGGTTTTTTGCATTAGATTATTGTGGTTATCTTTTAACTCCAATGCACGAATGTGTTATGATTGGTAAACGTTACTTTGGTACCCCTCTATCCACATATTATAAAGCATTAGGTACCTGGGCATTTTTACTTTTATTAACTGCAGCTATTTTTACTTTTATTAAATGAAAAACTTATAAAGTTGGATTTGCATATGAGTTAACAGAAAAAGCTGAATTTGGTTTACGTTATATTAGAAAGTTTGGAGCGCAACAACATTCTCACGGTTTTGAAGGTGGATTTGCTTCTGTTTTTTAGTTTTGACATATCCGTTTATTTTTAACTCAAAACCCATATAAACTGTAGTATTTTTTACTAAATAATTAACAACCAATACTACTATGGCATATTTTAATCCAGCAAACGCATATTCAGGATATTCAGGCTACGGCGCTCAGGGAGCTCAAGGCGCTACAGGTTTAACTGGCGCACAAGGCGCTACCGGAACACAAGGAGCTCAAGGTATTTCTGGTTACTCTGGTGTTAAAGGATCTACTGGTTCAAATGGTGCTCAAGGCGCGCAGGGTGCAGCTGGCGCTCAAGGCGCAACTGGTACTTCAGGTTTTTCAGGTACAAACGGTACTAACGGCGCTCAGGGTGCTACAGGTGCAACTGGTGCACAAGGTGCTCAAGGTTTTCAAGGTAATCAAGGTGCAACAGGTACAGCAGGCGCTCAAGGTGCTACTGGTTCTACAGGCGCGCAAGGTGCTTCTGGTTATTCAGGCTTCTCTGGTGCATTTGCTGGTACAGGCACTTCCGGAGCTTTAGCAGTATTTATAGGTGCAAGTTCATTAAGTGCTGCTAATATTTTCCAGAACCCAACAACCGGTTATATCGGTATTAATACTGGCGGTACTTCTAACGCTCCTTTACAGGTTGCTGGTAACGTTAATATTACTAACGGTGGTAACATTTCTGCAATAAGCCATCAGGTAGGACCGAACGGTACTGCTAATACACAGGCTCTTTCAGCTGCAGTTAATACATTAGTAGTTTGGGGCGGTACAGGTGGTGCTACAGCAAATAATGCTGTTGTTACATTCTTCCAGGCTAACGTCCCTGGTACAACATTAGCATTTTTAACATCTGCCGGTGAATTCGACGCAACATCGTTTAACTCGACTTCAACACGTGCAGTTAAGACCAACATTCAGCCATTAAACAATTCAATTAATGCTTCATTGGTAATTTCACAATTATCAGGTGTAACCTACGATAGCATTACATATCCAAGTTTAACTAATGAAATTGGTTTCTTAGCTGAAGACGTTTACCCAGTATTACCTTCAGTTGTACAAATTGCAGACGGTAATCCAAGAAGTATCGATTACAGCCGTGTTGTAGTGGTACTTGTTGAAGCTGTAAAGACATTACAGGCTCAGGTTGCTGCTCTTAATGCAAAATTAGGACTGTAAAGTAAGTTAAAGTGTGGCTACACTTAAAACAAGCGCATTTAATCTTACCGAAACTATTATCAATGCTGTAAGAGTGTATAGACAGCAAGGCGCTGTTTTAGCTGAAGATAACAAGCAATTAAGCCGTATAGGTATATGTGCTGGTTGTCCAGAGCTTACAGATCACGGCATATGCAATAAATGCGGTTGTATGATGAACCTAAAAGTAAGACTAGAAGCATCAAAATGCCCTGCAGGAAAATGGTAAAATCATACTCTGCCTGTAAGTATTACTAATGCCTGTTATCAACATACAGTCTTTAGCTAAACCCACCACTCTTACTACTGAAACAGATACAGGAAATCCGTACAGTTTTCAGGAATGGAAAGCTAATAATACTAATATAGATAATAAAGCTCAAATTGAGCAGTATAACAAGTACTTAAAAGAATGGTATAAAAATAGGGCCAATACTCCAGGCGCTATGTTTTTGTATGTTAAGAGTTTATATGTAGACTTCTTAAAACAGCTTGGATTATCAACTCGTAACCCTGAAGAACAACAATTTTTTAGTGCTATCAATTATAGCGATGACTTAGACTTACAGGCAGCTGTTACATACTATGCCCGTAAACTAAAAGACGTATCACGTTACCTAGCTGAACGTAGGAGCAACATAGTTTATTCCAAGTTAAAATATAACTTATTAGGTACTAATGGTTATTTAGAGAGTTTATTTTACTCTTATATCCTCAGTGTTTTTACCCAAAGAACTGATTCCGGCAATACCGGTTTAATTGTTACAAACGGTAATCTATTACAGTATCTTCCTAAACTAAGTGATATAACGGATACTTTTAGTGTAGAAATTGAAGAACTGTACGATACAGCTAATTACTTTGATCGGGACCCTAGCGTAGATATTAACCAATACACAACGTTTTCGGAAGGCTTTAGTGCAAGTGATTATGAAACATCATTATATGCAGTGCCTTCTGAGTATTTGTTAGGTTTAATATTAAGTGCTTTGCAATCTGCAAACACCTTAAATCCTTGCTACGGAGTTTCTGGTTTCGTAGGCACAACTATAAGTAATAACACAGCAATGAGCAATGTATATGTATATACCGGAGATGGAGCTAGTTCCACATTTACCTTAACTGGTATTACCAAAACTGATGCCTCTTTGTATAGAGTTTCAATAGATGGTTTGTTACAAACACCTGGAGCTGCTTATATAATTAGCGTACAAAACAGTCAAATACAATTTTCAGGTATACCGCCTGCTGGTGCAGAAATAGTCATTGTAGCTCCAACTTCATAATATGGCACTAACTACTGTCAATCAAATTCAAATGATACCTGCAGCAGCTGCTTCAGGTTATTCCGGTTTTAGTGGTTTTTCTGGTTTTCCAGGTATTACAGGTTCACAAGGTGCTCCTGGTGGTACGTCAGGTTATTCTGGTTATTCAGGCTATTCTGGCTATAGTGGCGCTACTGGACCACAAGGACCTCAAGGTTTAGGTTATTCAGGTTACTCTGGGGTTAATGGTACTAACGGAACCAATGGTATTAACGGTGCACAAGGTGCTCAGGGTGGTACTGGAGCACAAGGCGCAACAGGTGCTCAAGGCGCTCAAGGTTTTTCTGGTTTTAGTGGTTCAAATGGCGCGCAAGGCGCTCAAGGTACTTCAGGCTGGTCCGGTATTTCTGGTTGGTCTGGTATTTCCGGTAAAAACGGTACATCAGTAACTATTATCGGTTCTGTTGCTACAGCTTCAGTTTCTGGTTTCTCAGGTATCGATCCAACACCTACTTTAGGAGACGGTATTGTTGCAGAGGATACAGGTGATTTATGGGTTTATTCAAATTCATCTGCACCTGGTAGTTTATATGGGTTTACTAATGTAGGTAAAATTAAAGGAGATACCGGTAGTTCAGGTTTTAGTGGTATATCCGGTTATAGTGGTATTAGTACTTCAGGTTATTCTGGCTTGTCTGGTGCATCGGGCTTTAGTGGTGTATCAGGTTTTAGTGGTATAGGTTTATCCGGTCAATCTGGTATCTCTGGTTATAGCGGCTATAGTAGCTTTAGTGGTTTTAGTGGTATTTCTGGTTATAGTGGTTATAGTGGTTCTCCAGGACCCCAAGGACCTGCAGGTAGTCCATCTGGACCCCAAGGTGCACAGGGAGCTATTGGTACTCAAGGTACTTCTGGTATTTCTGGTTATTCTGGTTTTAGTGGATCAGTAGGTGCACAAGGTAGTATTGGTAGCATAGGCGCTCAGGGGGCCACGGGTGCTCAAGGAGCACAAGGTTCTACAGGTTCTGCAGGCGTACAAGGTGCACAAGGTTCTAATGGTTTTCAAGGCAATCAGGGAGCTCAAGGCTCTACCGGTATAAGCGGTTATACCGGCTTCAGCGGCGTATCTGGTTTTTCAGGCTTTCAAGGCGCCCAAGGCGCACAAGGTATTTTAGGCGGTCAAGGACCGCAAGGTGCAGCTGGCAGCCCACAAGGCGCGCAAGGTTACTCTGGTTATTCTGGAGCTACAGGTTCTCAAGGAGCTCAAGGCTCTACCGGCCCGCAAGGCACGGGCCCGCAAGGAGCTCAAGGTGCTCAAGGCGCTACTGGTGCACAAGGCAATACCGGTGCACAGGGTGGTTTAGGTGCTCAGGGTGTAATAGGTTATCAAGGTGCATCTGGCGCACAAGGGGCTACAGGTTCTCAAGGCTATTCTGGTTACTCAGGTACTGTTGGTACTCAAGGTGCTCAAGGAGCACAAGGTTCTATAGGTAACCAAGGGTTTACTGGTAATCAAGGCACTTCTGGTTATTCTGGTTTTTCTGGTATAAGCGGTTTTACAGGCCCTCAAGGCGCACAAGGTACTGCCGGTACTCAAGGCGCTACTGGTTCTCAAGGAGCAACAGGCGCAACTGGTTCTACCGGTGCACAAGGCGCTCAAGGTTATTCCGGTTACTCTGGAGTGGTCGGTAGTCAAGGTTCGACAGGCGCGCAAGGAGCTACCGGAGCGCAAGGTTCAACAGGTTCACAGGGTTCGCAGGGTGCTGCAGGCTCACAAGGTTATTCCGGTTATTCTGGTGTAAATGGTGCACAAGGAGCTACAGGCGCGCAAGGAGCTACTGGAGCTCAAGGTTCAACAGGTAACACAGGAGCGCAAGGCCCATCCGGTTATTCCGGTATAAACGGTGCACAAGGTGCAACCGGCGCTCAAGGTTCAACAGGTAACACAGGAGCGCAAGGTTATTCCGGTTACTCTGGTGCAACTGGTTCTACGGGAGTGCAAGGCGCACAAGGTGCAACAGGTGCGCAAGGTACAAAAGGTTCAACCGGTAGTATTGGACCGCAAGGTGCTCAAGGTGCAACAGGCGGTACTGGTGGTACCGGTCCACAAGGCGCTCAAGGAGCTACTGGATCTGGCGCTCAGGGAGCACAAGGTGCAAAAGGTTCAACCGGTGCACAAGGCGCACAAGGTGCTACTGGTACCGGTGCACAAGGCGCTCAAGGTTCTTCAGGTGGTTCTGGTGGTACTGGTAGCCAAGGTGCTCAAGGCGCTCAAGGATCTGCTGGCCCCGGTGCTAATCAAACCTTAAACACTAATTCATATGTAAACTTTGCAGGGGTAAACGCTAATCCTGGAGGTTTTGCAATTGCATCTACTGGATACGGTATTGATGGTAGTGGTTATATAAATGGTTCGTCAGGTACTATTGGTGGTGGTGCATTTACATTAAATGGCGGGCTTATAGCTAATGCTGTTGCAGGTTTCTATAATGATGTTTATCTAGGCATAGGCGGCCACACAGTATATGCTGGTGGTAATAACTTCTATGTAGACGGTACAGGTAATGTTACAGCTGTATCGTACAATACAACATCATCTAGAAAATATAAAACTAATATACGACCATTAAACAGTTTAATTGGTAATTCTTTAAATACGGTTTACTCTTTATCAGGTGTAGCATATGATAGTACAATAGATACTAGTGCTACTAATCAAATCGGTCTTATTGCAGAAGATGTATTACCTATATTACCTTATGTAGTATCAACTAGTGCAACAAGCGTTGGAGAAGAATGCGTAGGTATTGATTATACTCGCTTAACAGCGGTGCTTATTGAGGCTGTAAAAGAACTTAGAACAGAAGTATATACATTGAAGCAATCCTTATCATCTATATTATAATGTTATCAGCAAATCAAGTCGATGCTAATACTACTGCTGAACAAATAAACGCTCAGCTTGTAACTTTAACTGAAAAGTATCTTGGTAATAAAGAATATGTATTATCTGGTACAAATACAGGTTATGTAGGGGCAGAAGTATCTCCATTGGCACCCTGGGGTAATTTAGCTAATCGTTACTATCCAACTGTTGCAACAATACCGCAAAGCGGTGATAACATATTAACAAAAGCAGAATTAGGCTATTTTACACCTAACAATGTAGGTGCTTCAGTTTATCTAGCTAAAAACTTAACACCATATATAAACATAAATGCAATTGCACCTGGTGCAATATACAAGTACATAGATCCTACTATATTCAATAAAGGACGTGGTTTAACTAAGAATGATCAAGATGATGTCATTACTCATTTACAGAATTTAAATTGGTTAAAAGCCACTAGCACGGGTACAGCTTATGATGGACAGGTAATCGATACCAGTACGTATCAGAAATTTATCCCGTATCAATCTAATTATGAAACTACTAAAACTGATAACAACGGAGTTATAACAGTAGGTAATGATTACGAATTTTGGACAGGTGACAAGAAAAACATTTGGTTAACTACAAATAAATTTACAGAAGAAGATTGGTTAAAGTATTTTGATATTGATTCTAGGGTAAAGAGTTTGCTTATTTCTAATGGTAAAGAGCTTTATTCCTGGCATAGCGATGTGTATGGTAATCAATATGCTTTATACAAGGCAGTACCTGGTAGTGGTCGTACAGTATATAATATGAACAATACGGCTGGAGAGTTATGGGTAAAAACAGTAGATGGTACTGTAACACCTGCAACTTCTGCATTATCTGCTATTTTTAATAAGCATATAAATGAGCCAAGTATATACAATCAGTTAATTTCTAACAGCATTAAAAACTTTGAAGTATTTTTTGATACTTTAGTAATAGAACTGAACGGTTATACTTTATTCGAAAAGATTACTTTTGATTATAGTACTGTTAATATTAATAACTTTGAAGTAGACTTTACTGAGTTAGATTATCACCAAAATGTTTCAACTCGTTTACTTTCATCGTTATCATTGACAGGTATTACAGTAGCAGATTTCGCTAAACCATATTACGGTGGCAATTGGTACGATGAGACTAACAAAACATTTACAAGCTGTTTATTGTTATCGGCTAATGTAACAAATAGTACAGGGGTGTTGTCTGGTTATAGTAATCAGGGACTAATTGTACCGGTATTGTATCAGTACGATATTAACAGTCCAGCTAAGAGAAAGAGAATCTTTCCAACCAACACTACAGACTACAATCAGTTCTTATATGCTCAGGGTGCATCGGCTATTGATCCTAATAAAGAGTACATTACATATATGGAACCACCAGTTATTACATACAATAAAGATATTACAAGCTATGTAATTAACTTTGTAGGGTTTAATAAACAAAAGTTTAATATTATAACCTACTTAACCAATGCTTCAGTATTAGGTAGAATATTAACCGACGAACAATCCGATCCAATCGTAACAGGCGATGATAATACTATAACTGCTGTATAATATGAACGTTAACTATACATTTACCAATACTTTTTCAGCATTTCAAATTAATGCACCTTCCACTATTACGTTTAAACCAAGCTTTATTAGTTTAACTGGTGGGAGTACGCCTCGTTTCTTAAGCAAGATTGTATACAACTTTCCGGATAGTACACAAACTAAGATCTACACTTTTAACTACTATGATTATGATGACTGGACAGAAGATAGTAGAGTAGACTTTGTTTATACATTACCTTATAGTGTTAATTCACAAATCATAACCATAACAGTATACATAGGCCCGGATTTATATAGCACACCTACAACTTACACGTTATCTGCACAAACAGTGGCTACTAATTTAACTCAATCCCCTCTAGATTACTCTCAGCCTTATGCATTTGGAGAAGTACATTTATTAAAGTCTCGTGCTTGGGGAACCAACAACAATCAAGTGTTTTTATTGGAAACTAACAACCCTAACTATTTGTTAGTTAACTATAATGGATAAATATAATACAGATGTCTATTAAGATTACAGATTTACCACTCGCACCGAATAGTATTATTACTCAGGATATTACTATACCGGTTGCGAAAACTGAGAACGATCCAAAGACATATAAAATGTCTACCGCTCAATTAGTAGCCTGGTTACAGACCCAGGGCATTGGTGCAGGTATTGGTGGTCAGTCCGGTTTTTCGGGTTATTCTGGGGCAACAGGGCCTATGGGCGCTGGTTCCCAAGGAGCTCAGGGTGGTATAGGTGCACAGGGTGCAGTTGGTGTGCAAGGTATACCTGGTAGTCAAGGTTATTCTGGTTTTAGCGGAGATTCAGGCGCTTCTGGTTGGTCTGGTAGTCCTGGTTATTCTGGTTTTAGCGGAGATTCTGGTGCGTCTGGCTGGTCTGGTAGTTCAGGTTTTAGCGGTGTAAGCGGGTCCTCTGGTTTTTCAGGCCCTGCAGGTGCTAACAATGGTAACCCCGGTCCAGGTTTAGTGTATACCGGTTATTATAGAGGACCTACATATGTTTACTATGACACACCTAATCGTGTTGACGTTGCAAGTTATTCCGGTACAAGTGGTTTAGCGTATTATATTGCAAGAAGTAGTACTTTAAGTAGTTCTACATATTCTGGTTATACAGGTTGGGGTGTACCCGGTACAGATTTAAATGACTGGGCTTCGTTTGGTTCTACTTTTGCTAGTGTAGCAACTGATTTATTATTAGCACAGGACGTATCAGTTACACAAGGTATTGTGTTAGGTACAGTAGGTGATCTTTCTGCTGGTTTTATTCGTACAGCTAATGCAGATTGGCCAGGCACATCTGGCTCTCACGGAGTATGGTTAGGTAACTACACTGATGGTAACGCTTACCTCTTTGTTGGTAACTATCCAAACAATGGTTTATTATATAGAGGAGATACTGGTCAATTACAATTATCTGGTACTATATTTGCAAATGCTGGTTCTATTGGTGGAGTAGGTATAGCACAGGGCCAATTATACACAGGCAATCCTTCTACTGCCGGTCAATCTACTACACCTGTTTATATTAATGGTACAGCTGATGATGGTCATACAGATCGTTCATACTTCTCTTTAGGAGATTCTTTAAAGTATTACCGTTATAGTGGTACAAATTATTTTAACGTATCTGGTGGTATCACCGCTTTATATGGTTCAATTGGCGGTGTTGGTGTAGCACAAGGACAAATCTATACAGGTAATCCTTCTACGGCAGGTCAAGACACTACTCCGTTGTATATTAACGGGACATACGATGACGGTATGACAGATCGTTCGTATTTTTCATTAGGTAGTTCTTTAAAATACTACCGTCATAACGGTACAAACTATTTCAACGTATCTGGCGGTATTACTGCAAGTTACGGTTCTATTGGTCAGGTTGGTATTGATTCAGCTCATATATACACTGGTAACCCAGGCACAGCAGGTACAGCTTCGACTCCATTTTATTTAAATGCATCTCCTGGTGCAGTTGATACATCTAACGTAAGCACAGCTATATTATATCTAGGCGATTCATTTAAGTGGTATAAAAAAGCTGGTACATCTACACCTACATTTAATCTATTGTTAGGTGCAACAGGATTGACTAGTAGCTACTCGTTGAGTACTACAGGTAACTACCTACAATGGGATGGTAGCAACCTTTATATTAACGGTAATATTACAGTTACCGGTGGTAATGCAGCTACACAAACATTTGTACGTTCTACTTCTGCTCAAATTTATACTGATGCAACTGCATTAGCTAATTCAATCGCTGCAGGTACCTATCCAGGCACACCTTCGACCTTTATTAACGGTTCTAGTATATTTAGCCCTGTTATTACTGGTGTAGATGGCTACTTTGCAAGTACCTTTAAGGTAGGTTCATCTCCAAGTATAGTACTTGATGGTAATGCTAAAAAGATCTATATAGGTAGTGGTAACTGGAATAGTAGTGATACTCCTTTCTTTACCGGTTATAGTGGGTCTACTGGAGGGTTCTTCTCCTTAGGTAACAAGCTTTCATTTAACCCTTCAACTCAAACATTAACAGTAAATGGTGTAATTAACGCAGTAGCTGGTAGTAATACAACTACAACAAGTGATCTTACTGCCGGTATGAGTACTGTTAGCGGGTACGTTAATTTATTAGCTAGCGGTGGCTATAGCGGGGCGGGTATGTCCTTTATACAAGGTAATGCTATATTCGGACCTTATTTAGCCGGTGCAAGTGGTTATATTGCTGGTAACTTTACCGTTGGTAGTAGTTCTCCTATAGTATTAGACGGTACTAATAAGAAAATGTACATAGGTAGTAGTAGTACGTACCTCGATCCTAACGCTAAACTCTATGCAGATTATCAAGGTAAATTTAGCTTAAGTTCTGGTTTCTCTTATAACGGTACTGACACGTTTACTTTTGGTAGTACAACATCTAACAAGTATATGCAGTGGAATACCACTACAGATTCTCTTAAGATAAAAGGCGTTGAGTCTGTAGATGGCATTGTTATTACATCAAATCAAGGTATGAGGTATACCGACGACACCGGTGTGTTTACAATTACCGGTGGTGGAGCTAATGGTGTAGACCACGGTGCACAAATCGACTTTGTCGGTAATCAATTACCGGTACAATCAGGTTCTCATATTGCAGGTGTATTAAGTCTTAACGCCGGTTCAATGGTTGGAGGAGAATCTCAAACACCAAATGACGGAGCTATACGATTTGGTACAGGTTCTAACGGTACTAATGCTAACTACGTTAGAATGTGGATAAACTATGATGGTCTAGTTAACGTTTACAATAACGGTGGTGGTGCAAATGCAGGCAATTTAAAAGTAGATAATAACTTAGTTGTAGGCGGAACCGCGAAAATCGGTTCCTACACTCTACCAAACTCAGACGGTTATAGTGGTTATGTGTTAACCACAAATGGTTCCGGTACTGTTACTTGGCAAGCAGGTGGAGGTGGCGGTGGTGGAGTAACTAGTATTACTGGTACTGCAGAACAAGTTATAGCTTCCGCTTCTACTGGTAATGTCACTTTAAGTTTACCACAAAATATAGATAGTGCGTCAAGCCCGACATTCTATGCTGTAGTAGCTCGAGGCGGTGCTTTTGAGGCTTTAGATAGCGGTGGTAATCAAAAAGCATACATCGATAGCGCTACTGGTTATGCAGAATTTCATAATGATGTAGCTATAACCGGTAATATGAGTGCTGGTAGTATGACTTTAGGCGGTGTAACTCGTACAACCTGGCCTACAGGTGGTACTGGTCCACAAGGACCTGCAGGTCCTACTGGTGCACAAGGTAACATCGGTCCTACCGGTGCTCAAGGTAACATCGGTCCTACTGGTGCACAAGGTCAAAGAGGGCCTACCGGTGCTCAAGGTAATACTGGCCCAACAGGCCCGCAAGGTCCTAGTGGTGGTGGTTCCTCTTATAATCAAGATTTAAATACATATAACGATGTAACGTTTGACCGTGTAACATTAGGTAGTGGTGGTCTACAAAGCTCCGGCGGTGGGGATTTTGAATCTACTTTCTCAGTAGGCGGCGGTGGTGGTGTGGTGCTAGAAACATCTGGTGCAGTTACTGCTAACAGTTACAATACAAGGTCATCTCGTTTATTAAAGAATGACATACAAAACTTAAACGTTAATGTAGTGGACAAATTAAAACAGCTAAGACCAGTAAGTTTTACCTGGAATGAAAACACCCCTTACAACGGTAAAAAAGATTTTGGTTTAATAGCTGAAGAAGTAAAAGAATTATTTCCAGAACTAGTAACTGAAGTTAACGGAATACTAACTGTTGACTACTCTAGACTTTCAGTAATTCTACTTAAAGCTTTACTAGTTAACAATGGCATCTAACTACAAATATAACGGTCTTGATTTAGATAGTATATTTGCACCGCGTGGAGATTCTGCAGCTAGGGCAAATACTGGTTATACTATAGGTGGAGCACAAGATCTTGCCGATAGATATTACTCTTCAACAGGTGGAGACACGCCCGGATATAATGTAGGTTATAGCGCAAACGGTACAGATATAGGTTCTCTTTTTAGATCAATAGGTTACAGCGGTGCTGGTACTGGTGGTGGCGGAGGAGGTGGTGGCGGGCCCCCTAGTGGTCCTCCTGGTGGCGGTGGTGGTCAACAGGCTTAAGTAGTAAAACCAATCTTCTTCACTAAGTATTTTATATGTCGATTGCTAGTACTTATCCTATAAAATTAACCTACAATAACGGTCAAAACGTAGGTACTATCAATGACTTATATATAAGTTCAGACGGATTTAATTACGCTTTAAGCCCTTTACTTTCAGGAGTTAAAGATGCTACTTTTAGTCAAAATTCTCTTAATATATTAACTAATAATTTTTCATTAGCAGATAGTTTAAGTAGTAAGGATTATCCTTATGATGTTAATTTTACCTTAAGCTCTACTTTAGATATTGGCGGTAACTACTTACAGGCTTTAGATAGTGGTCATATTGGTTTTACTACTGACTACACCCAAGCAACAGTGTGGGGGTTAAATTTTGATACTACTAATAATATAGTTTTTATTTCTTATAGCAATAATAATATATGTAAAGACAGTACTGGTACACTATTATTAAGTTCTTCTCCTAGACAACTACAAAATCAAAGCTTTTATTACAGTTTATATGAAAAGGTAATGTCCCTCTTTACGAGAGATCAAGGACTCATTGTTTATAACAATTCTGGTACATTATCTATAGGTAATTTTAGCTCATTTGACCGTAATTTTAATATTATTAATATAGACCGCTTTAGTTATGCAGAATATGGAGAAGTAGGTACATCAAGTAATGTAAAATATGTAAAGACTCCTAACAGTATAAAGGTAGACGAAGCAACTAACCCGCTTAATTTTAATTATTTAATAACTACACCTTACGTCACTGTAGACCCGGTACAGAACACTCTCGATTACAGTATAACACTACTTAAGAATTATTACTCTCCAGAGTACATACAGACCCCTGCTTTGTCTGCTCGTTCAAGATTATATAATAAATTGCATACCGGGTTAAACACAGAAGCAGGATCGGAAAAAATTTATTTAAGTTATCTTGGTAATGAAGTAGTTGAATCATTCAAAAAAGATATCGACACATACTTTCATTATCCTGTAAGTGCAGTTAACGTACCATTATCAGGTAGTACTTTAGCTAAATCAGGTGCACAACCAGGCTCTTCGCCTTGGAGATCCGATCGTATATTTGTTAAAAAAGCAGACTATAGAAAGTACAGCCCTTGGGGCAACTATAACGGTAACCAAACAGGTGTATTTTTCTGTTCTTGGTTATCTGCATCAGATATAGGATCTGAACCAGTATGGATGGATCGTTATTTTGCACCATCAGCTGTTGATCTCACTCAAGTACTAACTTCTACAGGAGCAGGACCAAGTAATAACAATTATCCTAACTTAATTTGGGACGTACCTTCAACACAGGTATTTAGCCCTGAGTCCTTATATGTGTATCACAAAATTGGTGATAACGACAATATGCTCGTTGTTGATACTCTTTCCGGCTCTTTAACACATTATGTAGAAAACTGGACTAGTCCGTTAATTGATGCTGCCAACGGTTTAACCACTGGCGATGTTTACAGTTTAAGTTCTAACTCAGTACAAACATTTCCTGGTACTAGAGATCCTGCGTTAAACACTGCAGTAAGTTATGCCACTTTGAGCTTAACCAATGACGATTTTTACACACCAGGGTTTACAATAGCGTTTCAAGCTTACAGTACAAATTGGTTAAATATACAAGGAGAACAAATTTTAGGCAACTACTATAATGGTGGTATCGGTTTATTTAAGAACAATCCTTTATTAACACCATTTGTTACTATAATCGGGGATAAGATTCGTACGTTTAATACTAACTTGGTAAGCTTAAGTAGCAATACACCTAATGCTCCAGCTATACAGGCTGGTAATAGTTATATTGTAAAGAGTAACTATGATGAAAGTTATTTTATTATTGACGGTAACCGAATTGTACACGAATACGATCAAGACGGTGCATTAGTATCTGAATTTAATGCTGTTCAAGATAGTGGGGTATCTAATGCTACTGTTATTGGTGCTAATTTAATACTTGAAGGTGGCGTTCGTAAGCTTCTTATATTCTTCAAAGTAGGTACTACTATTGACTGGCGCAAATACCTAACAACAGGGATACTAGATCCTAATACTACTAATAGTGGCTCTCAAAACAATGTATCGACGTACTATGTTGATTTAAACAACCAGATCAATTATTACATAAACACTCACGATGGTAAAGGTACCGGTACGGTAGTTGATAGTAATAACGTTGTCTGGGCCTTAGATGGAGACACCATTGTAAGAGGCATTAATACAAGTACAGTAAATGCTGTATTATCTGCTCGTCAAGCTGAATCCATTGTCTGTGATCATTTAGACAATATATGGGTACTGTACTCTGGTAACAACTTAAGCAAATTAGACAATTACGGTAGAGTTGTATGGGATGTTAACTTACCGGGTAATCAATTATTTGGTGCAACTAGAACTCTTAACTTTGTTGCTGAATTAAATGGCGGTAGTACAAATTATTATGGTTTATTACTAGATGGCAAGAATCAAATATTATATAAAATTAATCCTGTAGACGGTTCTGTAGTTACAAGTAATGTATTAACGACTACTACGTACTATACATTAAGTACAACTGCTTTATTATTACAGACTTTAGGAGATGCTACCGGTTATGACTATCAACGCAAATACTACTACTATGCCGATAGTAACCCAAGCGATTTAATAGTTAAAGCTTTAGTTGAAAACGTTTCTACGTTAAATGCAGATAGAAAAGTCAGTACTTTAGATTTTAACGCATCCACATTAACACCTGGTTGGCATCATTTTGCAATTACAGTAGATCCTTATAATAAACTCAATTTATATGTAGATGGGGATCTTGTTGCAAGTACATCAATAGGTAATTTAAGTAATGGTATATACAGAGTGTACAACTCTCGTAATAATCCTAACTTGGTTATTGGTACAACAAGTTTTAAAAATCAAACGCTATCTCAATTTACTAATCAAACTACAGACCCTTATAGTTTCAACGGTTATATAGCTGATGTACGTTTCTACAATCAAGCACTACAAAGAGCTGATATAGTTGCTGTACAAAAGCGCTTTTTATTGAATAGTTTTTCAGATTTAACCTGGGCCGCTCCTGCAGGTACCCGTTACTATATAGAACAGGTTGAACGGTTCTTCTTACATCGTTTACCCGGTGCAAAATCCGCTAAATTCAACATAAAGATAAAGAACTCTAATATAACTGATCCAGGAATACGCAGTATTATAGAGAAAAACATAATAGCTTCATTAAGTAAAACAACACCTGTTTACACTCAATTAAACCAAATAATCTGGCAATAATATGACAGTAACATTCGACTCTCAAGTACAATATAACTATACCGATGCTTACAATAATATTGTAGCTTTTGTAAAAGCTAGTCCGGATTTATCCCCTGCTCAAAGAGATGACTGTCTTGAAGCATTAGCTACAATTGCACCAGGTATGCAGCAGCAAACAGGCACTACTACTAGTACCCCGGTAACCCCTCCAAGTACAGGTGTATTACCGCCTCCAGGTAACCCTGTTTCGAATTTTTCAGCACTACCATAATGGCTACTACTACAGATAATCCTATTTCTTTTAGTTATACCGGCAAAAACGGGTATAAAAGTACTGTTACATATTCTTATATTCCTAATAGTAGTTCAAGAATACAGTTATCGATTGACCCTAGTGTAGCTTCAGTTGCAACACCTACAACTAAACTAACTTTAACACCTACCAATATACCTGACGGCCAATTAACTGTAGCTTATAATCAAACCATAACCGCTACAGGCGGTACAGGGCCTTACACGTTTGCTGTAAATAGTAGCAATTTAGTTACCTCGGTTAACGGTACAAATGTATATTTTGTTAATATTGTAACTGCACCTAATACTGCAGGCACAGTTAATTACAAATCAGGTTATGCACCAAAACAGGCAGGCGGTTTCTTTGCAGGAGACCCCGTACTATTAGTTGCTACTCCTAATACCGGTCACACGTTTAAGGGTTGGACAATTATTAATGCGGATGGTACGCCATTCACTTCAGATACCCCTACTTTTGAACAAAACGGCTTACAGATAGATTTTTATATGCCACCAAACGGAGTTACTGTTATAGCTAACTTCGATAATTCTAATGTATCTAGTCAATATCTTTTACCTCCAGGTATTACGCTTTCTCAAAGTGGCCACTTAGCTGGTACACCTACTGTAGTAGGAACTTATACATTTACAGTTGAAGCTACTGACTCCCTTGGCAATACTGGTAGCATTACATATACATTTTCGGTAAAAGCAGCAGCCCCTACACCTTGGACCCCACCAAGCACGCCTGGAGATGTACCTTCTCCTACTGCAGACAATAAAGTACCGAAATATATAAGAGGCATATCATATATTGCCCCTGGTACTAACAATTTTCACGATCTCGGCGCTGAATTCATAAACTCTACAAATTCTTACATTATAGCTAATGTAAAAGAGTATAACAATAATGTAATACCTAAAGGCACTACAATTGGTTTATATGATTCTAATAATAACCAATTAGCTTATGGTTATTCTTTAGGTACAGGTACAGAAAAGAGTATGACACTATATTATAAGTGTCCGTCTAATACAACTGTTGTAACCTGTTTAGTGCAGACCGATAATAACGGTACAGGGTGGATTCCAACCGTTACATTAAGCGCAACCGGTACTGCTCGTATTTTACAAGGTTCAAGCCGTGCTATAGTGTTTGGCCCTAATGCAGGTAACTATCCTATTGGTAACGGTATGGCATTATATGCTGGTGGTTACTCTACAGGTACATATATTAGAGATGTAAGTTTATTTGAAACAACTGAATTAACTAACGGTACTATGGTACCGATAGGAGCAGCAAATAATAACTTTATATACAGATTAGCTAATCAAGGTTTTCAGAATCCTGATTATGGGGTACTATTACCAGCTAATAGTACTAATGTAGATCCGACTGAAGTTGGTTTTGCTGAGATATCTACTAGCACATTAAACACACCTTATGGTTATAATTCAAAAGACTTAATAATTTCTTTTGATGTAGCAAGTTCATTAATTCAGGACATTACACCTTTAAAGTTATACACGCCATATACTTTTGCGTTAACTAACCAGCCAGTTTGGGTACAAACCGTACCACCTTACTTAAATGCACCTACAGGTTATGCTGCGTTCTCAATTAACTGGGGAGATGGAATTGTAAACAATTATCCAAACCCAATACCTACAGATGCGTTCTATTTTACGCATTCTTATACTAACGCAAGCGATACCCCATACACAGTAACAGTTTCCGCGTATAACAATACTAATATTAACAGTAATAACTTTGTTGCATCTTATTCTTTAAGTGCACGTTTTTATATACAAGATACTTTCCCTGAAATCAGTCTTGAAGACTATTCTAAATCGTTAAACAACAACTTAACCTTACCTTATAGTAAAGAGCAGGTAGAAATCGGTTCTAACGAATGGGTAGTTGCAGATAATATCAATGCAGCATTAGGTAAACTTGAATCTAACTACAATTATTTAAGAACAATAGCAAGTACTATAAGAAAGACACCTTTCCCAGAATATATAGAGTGGTTGTACGATTTAATTGGTTACCCAACCTGGAACACATTTATTTCAGGTTCAGATACGTATTACGGAGCTTATCCAATATGGGGTACCTACAATTATGGTATTACACCGGGTTCAATTGTAGAGTTCAAGTCATTTAAAACCCCATTTACAGCCCCTAATTACTATAACTACATTATCTATACCTCTTTAAGTGCTCACAGTATTTTAGAAGTAAGAAAGAATGATTTCTACAACACTAAGGTCTCTGTATTAAGTTCTATTATACCTGGTTCAATCAACTTTAAGGCTTACTCAGTAGATGTAAGCGGTACGAACCTGTACTTACTTGCTTCAGAAACAAACCCACAAAACGTAGATTCTATTAACCCTGTAAGTGTTTATAGGTATAATGTTAACTACGGAGATGGTTCTTTAACCTTAGTTAATCAAATAGGTGGTTTAGCAAGTCAAAACCCTGACGATGAATACGCATTTGGTTCTGGTGCGACAATAGCTGATATACCTACTGCTATAAAGACGTTTAACAATAAAGTTTATGTAGGGGATAAGAAAAATAACCGTATTAAGGTTTACAACTCTGCATTAACTTATATTACTGAAATTACAGATCAGTCTTTAAGTGCTTATAATGTAAGTCCGTTTGATATTGATGCTAATACAGGTAATGTGTATATGGTAGGTAAAATTAAAGCGCCAAATGCACCTGCAATTACTTCAGTTGTAACGGCTCCTATTAGTAGTGGTGAAACCCAGTATAAAGTTACTTGGAACCACGATGGTTATCGGTTAGCTAGCGTGTACCGTGATGCTACAGCTAATTTCGCGGTTTACGGTAAACCTGAGAGTAGCAGCAACTACGTTTTAATAGGTACCGCGCTTAACCCAGTAATTTCACAGGAAATACCAGCATTAACAACTTCAGTTTATGATTCAATTTATAATTGGAAGCAAACACCTAACCCACCAAGATTAACCCAATATGTGTTCCATTCTGGTACCAATTATACATCATTCTCAGTAGTAGCTCTAGGTGCAGATGGTAACTCTCAACCAAGTTCAAGTACAGTAGTACCTAATGCAGATTCTTTCCCATCTCCATTTACAGTGTTTGTATTTGATAATAACGGCAGTTTAACCAACCGCTTTACTACACCTCAAATACCTTCTACAGCAAGCATACTTAAAATATTAGTAGATCCTACAGGTACGTTCTACTACATTATTACAAGTGACTTTATTTACAAGTACACAGTAACTGGACTATTCATTAATAGATTCAACGGACCAAGTAGTTCACCGTTACTATTGAATGAAGATATTGTTAATGCGTTTATTGATGATAGATTTTATCTTTATATAGCTACAAAATCGAGACTGTTTAAGTTTATTGATATACCAACTACAGCTGACTTAATTAACACTGATACTGTTAACAGTTACTACACTCCTTTATCATCTTATAAGATTCAAGAAAACGAACTTATACAGGACTGGGTGTATAATAAGGCCATCGGTCAAATGATCTTCAATCACGAAGTGCTTGCAAAGAACATTAACGGTAAGTACACTGAAACAGTAGACTACACTAATAATCTAGTTAATTTCGGTCAAGCAGTATTCGGTAAGGTTTCAGGTTACAACGATCAGTTAATTAATTCACTTGGTACTACTGACTCTAACTTTGTATATAGTAATGAGATAGTAAGTTCTGCTGTTATTAATAGAGTACTAGCTAGTATCTACAATATACAGACAACTATATTAAGTGCTATCAAGCCTGAAGTAACTGTAACTTTACCAAACTCTCAAATTAATAAATTAGGTCTAGTAACTGCTGCTACACCATACGTAGTCAACCAGTACTTCCAGCCTTTACCAGTAATAACCACTCAACCTTCAAGTCAAAACATTATTGCAGGTGAGCCGGTTACGATTTATGCTGCTGTTTCCTCTGCAGCTGGTCAAGACGCCTTAAGCTATCAATGGTTATTTGAAAATACAGCTATTGTCGGTGCTTCTGCTACGGACTATACATTTATACCTGAATTAAGTTCAATCGGTTACTACACCTTAAGTGCAACCGATAATGTAGGTTCAGTCGTATCTAACCCAGCTTATCTCGGTGTATCTCTTGGTACATTATTTGCTTTTGCATCAGCTCAGTTCATTGGTAATCTCTATAGTAATTACTTCCCGACAACCATTACTGATCCGTTACTTGAATCTACAGAATGGTTAACTACTCGTTACGGTAACGACTACACTGCAAATCTCAGTATTATTAATGCTACAGAGCAGAGTGTGCTAATGCTAACGTTAAAAGAAACGTATGGTGCTACACCTTGGTCATTTAACAACCTAGTAACTATTACGATAAGTCAAAACAGCGTACCGCTTTCAGTATTACAAACTTCAGTTTCAGCTAATATCGCTATACCATTAAGCGCGTACCTTGTTACAGATAGTAGCTCGGTTGGGGCAGACGGTTACCCAGGTACATTTGCAGGTACTATCGATGTTTCGTTATCTTTAGGTACAACAACAAGTACAGCTTACAGCCACCCTTCAATTGTGGCTAGTGTACAATACGGAGGTTATCTGTATAATGCTAACTTTACCAATAACCTATACAGTTCAGAAACTTATAGAACAACTCAAATGTCGTTATTAAGCACATACGGTACAATGCCTTATGCTACTGTAGCTAATAATACGATAGGTGGTTGGTTAGATATTGGTATTGATCCATATATTCGCCACGCCTGGTCCCTATCTGGTGTACAAACCACAGAAAACCCAATTGTAAACTTTACACCTCAATTCCCAACTGATGTTATTACCCTTTCTGCTTCTCGTTTAACCGATCCAGGTGAAACTGAAGTAGTATTAAGTATGGGTAGAACGCTTTATCCAAAACCTGCTACACCTTACTACACGATCTCAACTTCAACAGGATCTGTATCAAAGGGTACTGGCTACGTAACTGGTGGCGGGGTGTTTAAGGCAGGTACAGTAAGAGTAATGCACGGGGTTGGTATCAACACAGTAGCTAATTACGGTCCAGGTCAATCTCACGATTCACCAATTATTGTTTCTGGTGCTGGTATATTTGATCCAGGCCGCTATACTGCAGCTGGAGAGTCTCCACTCAATACAGTAGGAGAGGGCACTGTTCAAGGTAGCACCTCTTCAGGCGCTAAGTTTAATATATACGTAGACGGTGATAAGAACGTACAGGTCTACTTCCACGGTTAAGCACTAAAACCGGTCTTATAATCAAACCTTACAATACCGGTAGAAGCTTCTTTAATTTTAAAGACAGTTTCCTTATTGCCTAAATTGCATTTGTACAAAGCAGTCTTATGTGCTTCATAATGATCTTTTGCTGTAACACTTATTTCTTTTAGTGGAATTTCCTCCCCGAGGAATTCATCGACGATGCCTAAAGCGGCAATATATTTGTTCATATTTTAGTCATTAAAAAGTGTTATTTTGGATTATACAATTATTTATAACAAATCTTAATATATCTAGTAGAACTTTTAAAAAACTATGTTATACTATTGGAGAAATTAAATATGAACGCTACAACAATTAGTGAAAATATTATCGTTAAAGATATCTATACCCGCACTCTTGGTGACGAGAGTGTTGAGCAACGTATGAATGCAGTAACTCGTCGTTTTAATCCAACTAAGTACAACGTGCTTGGTTTTATTAATCGTTCGAGTCAAGTTGTTTTACAACCTCGTTTTTACAATGTTCGCGACTCAAAAGGTCGTTGGGCAAAGATTCGTCAGACACGATAATATGTAATCGCAAAGAGGCATAGTATTTCTAATATATACTATGCCTCTTTTTTTTCTACTATGACGGTTAATTTTCTTGATATTGCATTTGAATGCAATCTGGCATCTTTCCAACAAGATGCAGTAAGAGCCTTACTCTGTATTGAAAAAGACGTAACAATAGATATTAAAACAGTTAAATTGTTTGCAGCTGATTTTCCACGTAGTTTTAGAGAGTGGTTGCACATAAATAATCCTGATGCGATATTTTTCAGTGGACCTCCTAAAAAAGTATACGATAATACAGAATATAGAGATTTTATTTAATATAGAAATATGCAAATAACCATAATTGGTAATGTTAACGAGCTAACTGCTGTAGAGCAAAAAGCTCTTTATAATGACGGTGCTGATATTACAACAGGTATATATTACCTTGTTGCAGATGCAAAAGACTTCGTGAGTCAAGGTAAAGAGGTACTACCTAATTTACCTGCTTTACGTAGTTTGTCTGCTTCTGCCAGCGTTAACTGGATTATCACGAATTTCCGTGGTAATAAAGTAGCGTTTGGTTCAGCTTCAGCTTAAAGCTTGCACTAGTCTAATAAAGTACCATAATAGGTACTATGAATAAAGCATTCTTACGTAGACAAGCCGCATCTAAGTGGAAAGACTTACAATGCGGTATTTGGGAACGATGGGACTATCGTTGCTGCTATCTTGTCATACGTCAACTTGATAATGGTAAATTCAAGCCAATGATTGGTGCTATGGCTGATTTAAGTATGCCTGGCGCTGATTTGCCACCTGAAGGTTACCATCAACTTAATACTTTAGATGAAGCTAAAAACTTTTTACACAAATATGTTGCCTATATTCGTGAAGTATGGGATAAACAAATAATAGAAAACCGCAAATAGGAGACCC